TTATCTGATTTAATGGAACGTAACGGTGGACATGGTGAGTGGTTAACTTTTAACGAAGCACAGAGCTTCGGTTTTGTTGGTTCTGAATGGAACACAGGCAAAGCTTCTAATTATTCTAGAGCGACATTCGCAAATAAAAATATTTTAATACCTAATCAATTTAATAACAAAAATAATAACCTTATGGAAGAAAAAACTTTCGCTCTAAACGAAGAGCAAGAGCCAGAAGTTGTAAATGAGGATAAGACCTTATTGCAAAAAATTTGGAATAAGCTATCAAATGACAGCGAAACTCCAAGTAATGATGTAGCTGTAGAAAACGAAGTTACACCAGAAGAAGTGACTGATATTATCAGCGAAGTAATGCAAATTATTGAGCCAAGATTAGTTGCATTGGAAGAGCATATGGCAGAAATGATGCCAAGCGAAGAAGAGCCAATGGAAGAAGAAGAGCCTTCTGAAGAGATGGTGATCGAAGCTAAAGTCGAGGAGCAAGTTAAAGCAGCTCTTAAAGACATAGCTAAACCAGTAGAATTTAAGAACACAAAAGCAACTGCACCGAAGAAGGTATGGGAGCAACATTTAAATAACTTTCAAAATATAATCAAGTAATGGCAACACCAACAATTAACACAAACACTTACGCGGGTAAAGACCTAGAAGGCGTAATAGCACAGTCAGTCCTAAGAGGAAAGACTATCGAGGAAGGATTAGTAACAGTTCACACTGATATTGATTCAAGAGCAGTAGTGAAAACTATGGCTAACACAATTAACGTACAGGATTCAGGAGCAGCTTTTAACTCTGCTGGTTCTTTCTCTTTAGATGAGAAGTACTTAGATCCTAAGAAATTCATGGAAGCTGTAGAGTATGATTACAGCACATTGAATGCTACTTGGTACGCATCTCAGCAGCCAAGAGGTAGAGCGGGTGACTTTGTTCCTCCAGCATCTTTAGAAGAAGCTATCATCGAGCAACAAGCTGGTATCCGTTCTAAGTTTATTGATGCTTCTATTTGGAGAGGTTCAGTAGCAGCGGGTGACTTATCTAAAATCACAGTATCTGCGTCTTCTAACATCGTAACAGGTCTTATTCCAATGATGGAAGCGGGTTCTGATGTAAACAAATTAGATTCAAGTAAGGTAGCAATGAGTGCTGTAACAAAAGCAAGTCCAGCTGTAGTTACTGTTCCTTCAACTGCTAACCTACAGAGTGGAGATGTTGTTACTTTATCTTCAGTAGTTGGTTCTTCAGGAACTGATTGGAGCGGACAAAGCGGCAAATCTTACGCTATCACAGTATTAAGCTCTACTACTTTCTCTATCGGATTGGACACAAGCGGATTTACTGGAACTTTCACAAGCGGTAACATTGCTTTCATCAATAGCTCTAACGCATTATCTGTATTGACAAGCGTTTACAACGGATTGAGCGAGTCAGTAGAAGATGACGCAGACTTCTTCATCTACGGTAACAAAGGACTAGGTAAAGCTTACTCTTTAGCTCAAGCATCAGCAGCTAACGGAGCGGGAAGCTACTACATTGGCGCTAAAGAATTAGATTTCTTAGGTCAAAAAATGGCTATCTTACCATTCTTACCAGCTAACACTATCGTAGCAGCTAACGCTTCTAACCTACACTTCGGTACAGCTTTAAATGCTGAATGGAATAACGTAGCTATCTTGCCTCAATACGAAGCAACAGGAGACAGAACTGTACGTTACAGATGTGACTACGCATTTGATGTTAACTACACTAACGGAGAAGACATCGTACTTTACCGATAGAATTTTAATTAATAGTTTAGAGGGGGTTGAAATATACCCCCAATAAACAAAAATAAATATAAAGAAATGGCAGCAAATTTAATTTTAGCCGCAGCAAGCGGTACAAATTGTCCTAAGACAGGCGGTGTAAAAGAGCTTTACACAATACCTGTTGCAGACATGAAATCAGTAACTCTAGGTTCTAACCATGATATAACTAACATGGAGTTCAATAGCGCTGGAGTAGGATTCGGAAAGCTTAACTTCAAACGTGGAGAATGTGAAGTAACTGAGTCAATGGAAAGAGCTAACGATGTACAAGTAAACTTCGCAGTTCCTAACCCAACAGCACTACAAAGAAAAGAATTAACAGCTATCAAAAACTCATGTGAGCAGTATATGGTTGCACGTCTTTACGATGGTGATAGATTGTTATTTATCGGTTATGACGAAGAGTCTTTAGATGAAGGTTTTGTATCTTTCTCTAGCTTTGAGTCTACTTCTGGTAGAGCAAAAGCAGATGATAATTTATTTAGTATGACAATGAGCGCAGAACAAGGTGAGCCATTGAGAGTATTGAGTGGCATCTCTGGAGCTACTTCACCAGCTACTACTGTAGCAGAGATTATAACTGAACTAGTTGACGCAACAAGCGTATAATTATGGGCTGGAAGATCAAGCCGAAATATGAAGGTCAAAAGATAGGTGTGAGGGGATTCGGTCTCCTCGACCTGTCGACCTTTAAGGCTGAGACAATTCACAAATTGTCTTTAAGAGAAGAGTTCCATAATTTCATTAAATACATAGAGAAAGATGAGCCGCAAAAAGAGTCAATTAAACGTAAACGTAAAACCAAGCAAGAAAGCAAGTAATAGCTTCACTATAAGCAACGGGGTTACGCAGTTACCCGAATACACAGATAAACAGAAAGTAATAACTAAGAGAGGGATTAAGATTGTCTCTACTACAGCAAACAATTTATTTCCGCAGATTATATCTAAGATTGCAAAAGAGAGCAGCACACTAAAAGCTGTGATTAATTCATTTGCGGAGTATGTATCTAGCGGTGATATTATAGCACCAGACAGCTTCTTAGACAAGATATACAACGACCTTAACGCAGATTACGACTGGACAGAGTTAGCTAGGAGAGTATCTAAGGATAGACGTACTTTCGGGTATGGCTTTATTCAAGAGGTTCGTATAGGTAAGGAAGTTTTCGTATATCATATAGATGCATCTAAAGTAAGATTTTTAGAATACTTAGGTAGCTCTCCTGAAGCGGTGGCTATTTCAAAAGATTGGAACGATAACAAGGTTGAGCCTGTAGAAGTTGCTCTATATCCTAACTATACACAGATAGACAATAAGAAGGTTAGAATCATTCCTATGGTTGACTACGAGAGTGGAAGCTTTGACTATCCGTTTCCTATGTGGAGCGGTGCTTTTTACGATGCACAGGTAGAGAGCTTTATAGGCCAATATAACGCTAACCAATTCGAGAACGGTATCACATTATCTAGTATCTTAATGTTTGACTTAGGGGATATTACTTCAGAGGAAGATTTAAGAAGTAAAAAACACAAGCTAGAACAAGAGATAAAGGGAACTACTGGAGGCCGAAGTGGTAAAGCTTTAATCGTACCTAAGAGTGGAGACGTAGAAGCTCCCGAATATGTTACTTATCCAATGGAGAAAGATGGCTCATGGAAAGAGCTTCAGAGCATGGTAGAGAACAATATAGTAAAAGCTTGCTCATGGTTCAGAAGTCTAGCGGGATTAGAAAGCGCTGGTTCATTAGGTAATAACCAACAATTAAGAAACGAATGGGAGTTAGCTGAGAGACAGATACGCAACGAGCAAGACAAGATAATGGGCGCTTTAATTATGGCATTTGAGGGTACTATATATGATGTAGAAGATATTGCATTCAACAATCAAAGCCCGATGAATGTAATAAATGAAGTAGCTGCTATTACTACTCTTCTGCAGAACAGAGAGCAGATAGGAGTTAACTCTATTACTAGCATATTAGTAGCTATGGGAATGAATATTGATGAAGCTAAAAAGATAGCAAATGATAGCGAGTAAGACAGAGATAAAAGCTCTAGCGTTTAGTAACAACTTCGATATAGAAGCTGTGAAAGATAATTTAATACAAGTTGTAGAGTGGGAGCAAGTTCTCCCACTACTTGGTACTTCATTATATGATGATGTAGTAGCTAATCCTGGAAGCTATACGATTCTTTTAAGAGAATATTTGAAGCCATTTATAGCTTACGGAGTAAAAGCTTATGTAAGCAAGCCCAACCACATTAAAACGGGCAATAAGGGCGCACAAACAGCACAAGGAAGTAACGAACAAATAGCTAGTATTCAAATGGCTAAGAGAGAAGCTTCTAAAATGGTGGATAGTTACAAGAAGCTAATGGTAAAATATCTAGACGATTCGTCTATTGCGCTGTGGGAAGGAGAACCAACAAATACAGGAATCATAAATAAAATTATAATTATATGAAAACACTACTTGCGGTGTCCTTATTTTTAGGGACTAGTATAAGATTCGCTACCTTAGGTTCGGGCGAAACGTTAACGCTCAATGAGGGCATTAATTGGG